TTAGAGCACGGCACTCATAATGCCGGGGTCGAGGGTTCGAGTCCCTCCCTTTCCACCATCAATCAGCGAGTTACGCGCGCCCTCTGCAGCGCCCGAATCGGACTGTGTCACTTTCTGTGCTGGGTCCAGCAGAGAACGGTCCGCATACTGCGCGAGATGGCCTGGCGCCAGGTGCGCGTAGCGGATGACCATCTCGTAGGACTTCCACCCGCCCAGTTCCATCAGGACCTTCAGCGGCGTGCCGCTCTGCACCTGCCAGCTCGCCCAGGTGTGCCGCAGCTTGTGGAAAGTGAAGCCGGCCGGCAGTCCCGCTTCCGCCGCGGCCGCCCGGAATGCACGCGTCGTCAATTGATGGATCGGCGCGCGCCGGCGGAAGTGGAAGACGTGCGTTGGGTGCGGCCCGAACTTCACGCGCACGCCACGCTCTTGACGCCAGGCAGCGAGGATCGCCAGCGCGTCGGCATTCAGGGGCACCACGCGCGCCTGGCGGTTCTTGGCACCGCTGGCCGGCACATAGCAGGTGGCGCGCTTCTCGTCGACGTGCGCCCACTGCATGCGGGCGACCTCGCCCCGGCGCATGCCGGTAGCGCAGGCGAAGATCGCCATGTCGCGCGCGTGCAGCGGCAGCGCAGTCAGCAGCGCGGCGATCTGTTGCCGTGTCGCCCACACTGGCTCGACCTTCTCGAGGCGGAATAGCGGCACGGTCGGGACGGCAGCGTCGAGCATGCCCCACTCGTCGTGCGCGAGGTTCAGGATCTTGCCGAGCTCGGCCATTTCACGGTTCACCGTTGAGTGCGCCACGGGCTTGTCGTGCCATGTGCGCGCCGCCAGCAGTCGACGCACCTTCAGCAAGGTCTCCCGGTCGACGAGCTCGGTCAGCTGTGATTCAGCAAGCAACGGTGTCAGGTGCTCCAGCACGCGTTCGGTACGCTCGAAGGCGCGCCACCGCTGCGGATTGTCGGCATGCTCCTGACGCAGCCGATCGACCGCGTCTTCCCAGGTGAAGCGCTTCTGGCCTAGCCTGATTTGCTGCCAGAGATCACGGCGAAGTTCCTCTTCGTATTGCTCGGCCTCGGCCCGGGTTCTTGTTCCAGCAGAGCGTCTAACCTGGCGGCCAGCGAGCTTGAACGTGACTTGGAAATACGGGGAGCCCTTGCGGCGTTTGACTGGCATGCGACGTTCTTCTCTCTGAGATTCAGCAGGCTGCGTTCGCGCAGCCATTCTTCGAGGACCCCCTGATCGAAGCGCCAGAGCCTGCCCACTGACGCGGCCGGGATCAAGCCCGCCGCGGCCATTGCGCGCACGGTCTTCGGCTTGAGGCCGAGAAAGGCAGCGGCTTCGCGGGGAGTCCATGCGCTCATCGCACGAGCCTCACGATATCGCGCGGCGTCAGCCGAGCAGCGGTCTCCCGGTCCAGCGCGGTGGAGCGCAGAGAGATCGCGATCTCGCCGTTCTTCGTGACCGTAACGCCGGTGACCACCACCGGCAACCCGTCCTTGTGATGCTGTGTACGACACGCGGTCCTGCAGTAGCGACCGCGGCGCCCTTCAAACCACGGGACGCCACACGACGGGCACGGCGGCTTTTCGGCCGGTACGGCGTCAGAACGCGTTCCAGAGCCGGTCATCGCTTCGGCTCCAGTTGCGCCAGCAGCGTGTTCAGCCCCTGACCCTTGCGCAGCGGCTCGGCCATGTTCGAGTACGCACCGCACATGTTCCGTTCGGACCATGTGCGGGTGCGCGGCCAGTAGTTGAAGACCCTGCCGCCATGACGGACGATCAACCAGCGGCCATGGTTCTTCACGTCGATTGTCGCGCCGCGCTGTCGGAGCAGGGTGCTATGGCTGACGGGGCGGGTGCTGGCACTGGGCGCGGACTCGTTCATTGCTGTCCGCTCCTGTGCACGTCGGGCGCGTCTCGGGCGAGCACTGCCACGATCGTGTCGACGGCTTCCATGCCAATATCCGCGAGCGCTGCGCCCATGAGGCCCGAGAACACTCCCGCCCACCATTGGGCCTGCTCGCGATGCGGACGCGATCGCACATAGGCGGTCTGGCTGATCATGCTGGTGGCGACGCGCGCACCGGCCTCGAATGCCGGCGGCCCAGAGTTCGCGCTCCCTCCGCTCATGGACCCACCTTGACCAGTTTCAACTGGGCGCCGGCGGTGGACATCTCCAGCGCGGGCCGGATCGCGCCGCCGATGGCGGGCACCGGATCCGCGAGGAAGGTGCACTTCGCCACCAGCCCGGGCAGGGACTGTCGCAGCTCGCGCGGCATGTCCATGTAGTCGACGCAGTGCAGGACGCGGAGCGTTGTGTACGCCTCCTTGTCAGGCACGACGCCGAGCGCAGCGATCGCGTTGTCGATCGTGCAGATGCTGAAGTGTTTGCTGTCCTGCAATGCCTTGCGCAGCGCCACCATGACGGCGATCGCTTTGAGATCCTCGCTCATGTGCCTTCCTCCGTGCGCACCACGCGCCGCAGGGCATTGATCTTTGCGACGTCCGGATGGCGGTAGTTGATGATGTAGTCGGGCATCGGCACGAGGCGACCGGCCTTGGTGGCCTGCGCCCGGCAACCATCGATGTCATCGCCCCATTGCCAGGTGTCGTCCCACTCCTTCAGGAGCGTTGCCATGCGCCGCTGCCACAAGTCCGGCATCGCGTGCATGAAGGCGCGAGGCATGATGCAGAAACTCGCGCGGCTCAACCCGAACCACGACCAGAGCTCGTCGTAGCCAAGGCTCCGGTGCCCGAGCCCCGGCGGCGCAATCTCGAAGCCCGTCAGGATGTGACGCAGCAGCGGCAGCAGCTTCTCCTCCGGCATCGAGCCGGTCTCGACGTTCGGCCCGTAGAATTGGCCACCCCAGCCCCGCCACCATTCGCGCAGTTCGTTATCGGTCATGGACTTCCTCCAGTCACGCAATCCTGGCCATCACGACACACCAGATATCCGCCGCCGGGTTTCATCCACTCCTGCAACGGCCACGGTCCTTCGGGCTGATCTCCAGCGACCGACCAGCAATCGGTGATGAGCATGCGGTAATTTGTGGGAGCGCCTTCTCCCTCCACCTCGACCACTGCCAGGCACGACGTTCGTGTGGTGAAGTCCACGCGGAACGGTGCGCTCTCTGTGCGTGGTGCTGGCTGCGGTGGAAAGAGGATTCTTCCGGCCACGGACATTGCGATCCCAGTCAGGAGCGCAATCACGCAAGGAAGCGGGTTCATGGCTCTACCCCGAAGTTTTCGCTCAGGCTGAGGCTGGTATCGAGATGGGACTTGGCACCATCGCAGCGGTAAGACTTGATGCCCCATTCAGCCTGCCAGCGGCTACTGATCGCGTTGTCGCGGGCCTTGAATCCTTCGATACACGTAGTGCTGGCGAGACAGCGTTTTGCCTCGGCAAGTTCGAGGGCCGCATCGAAACACTCTCTGTCCCATCGCTCCTGGCGGGCCTCGGGAGAGTTGAAGGAGTCCCCACCGCAGCCCGTCAGCAGCAGGGCGACCATGATGTAGACACCTCGCATCACTGCCGCCCGTCGTGCAGCGCGAGCATGCGTGCCTGCTGCTCGTCCGCGCGGTCGAGACGTTCGATCTCCGCGACGATCAGCGCGGCCGCACGTACGAGGTCGCGGCGCACGCTCTTGGGCTTCCACCACTTCCGTCCCCACGGCCACCACCATGGCGGTGGCGCATCGCTGTAGCCACCGTTGAACAGGCGGGAGCGCACGTAGCCTTCGAAGGCATGCTGCGCATAGCAGGTTGCCGCCTTCGACATCTCGAAACCGACGTGACCATCGTCATGTTCCGGCGTCCAGCCTTCGACCGACAGCTGGCGCTGGCGCTCGGTGATGACGTCCTGCAGCGCCGAGGACAGCGTATGTGTTCCACTGCTCATGTTCAGATCTCCGTGGTCGCGAACAGTTCAGGATCCTGCAGGCCCTCGGCTATGCGCCGGCGCAGTTCGTTGCGGAAGGTTCGGCCGCGGCCAATGGGCTGATCACGCTCCCCGGAGTCGTAGTACCGAAGGCTGTCCAACTCCTCATTCGTGATGGGCCGCGGCTTGTCGAAAAGTTGGTGGCGTTCAGCGTCGGCCATGTCCTTGGCGCCGCAGTCGGCGGCCATCGCACGCCTCGCCTCATCGAGACTGCGCGCCACCCACCAATCGAACTCGCTCATCCGGAAGACCTGCCATGCTCCGGCCGAAAGTGGTTCGGTCACGGAGTGCGAACACATGTCTGCGTGTGGCTCGCTCCAAGGGCGACAGCCGCACTCCGAACATTTGTCTCGACGCGTTCGCGGGGTCTTCCTCATCGGACAGTAACCTCGCTGCGGTGATTCCACGCCTGCATCGCTTGGCCTTTCTCGTAGCGCCTTGGTCCCATCGACTCGCAGCCGTAGCCGGTGCACCGCATGCGGTAGGGCTTGCCGTGGCTGCTGTACTCATGGACCCGAGGCTCGCTGCCACAGAACGGGCAGGGCTTGAGCGGCGCCCGATCGGCACACAGCGAGCAGAAGCCCAGCGCGTGCGTGATGCCGCAGGTGGCCGGTGGAATGGCGCGCGAAGGGTTCACGCGAACATCGCCTCCCAGGCCTTCATGGCGGCCCGCTTGCGAGCGCGCCGCCCCTCGATGAAAGTACGGTCCAGGTTCAGCCGTTCGATGGTTTCGTCGATCTGCGCCAGCACGTCTGCAGATTCCTCTTCGAGTCGGAGACGATTCACCTTGCCGCTGCTGGGATCGATCTCGTCGATGCCCTGGATGACCACGCGCGCCGCGACGGCGGTCAGTTCGCCCAGTTCCTCCTGCAGCTTGCCCATCCGGCGCAGCATCATGAGGTCGGTGGTTGGAACCCACTTCGACACGCTTTCGCCTGCTGCAACGTTGTCACTCATGTCGCGAAGTTCCTGTTGGCTTCGTCCTCGAGGATCGAGAACAGATCGGGCATCGCCATATCGGCTTCCGCCGCCTTCATGTGCGTGCAGGCGTCGAGGAAGTAGCGGTGCGAAAGTTCGATGCCGAGGCCTCGGCGACCCTTCAGGAGCGCTCGCTGCGGCACAGTGCCGAGTCCGCTGAATGGGTCCAGCACCAGTTCCCCGGGCTGCGTCCACTGCTCGATGGCTCGGTCGGCGAGGTCGATCTGCATCGGGCAGAGATGCAGTTCCCGACCCTTGGCGTGTTGCTCGCCGTTCAGCGTCAGCATCCGCGTGATGTCGGTCCAGGTGTCCGGATGCCAGGACTGCGGCTGCAGCAGCATGAACGTCACCGGGAGTCGCTGCCGGCGCTCCAGCGCTTCACCGATCCGAACGTGGTGTTCGAAGTCGTAGACCTCGTTCAGGGAGTAGTCGCGGAACAGTTTGAAGATGACATCGTGCGGGAGACCTTCCAGATCCTTCGGTCGCAACAGGCGGTTGCCATTGCTGCGGGCAAAGGCATGGGCATCGATCTGCCATCGGGAGCGCGAGTACCTCTCCTTGTCCTTGACCACCCGCTCGTCGGCGTAGCTGTTCGCGGTGTCCGATGGCGGCCGGCGGAATAGCAGCAGGTACTCCGGCATGCCGAAGCCCATGGTGGAGCCATCCTTGCACTGGGCCGTCCAGCCGAGCCGATAGGTCTGATTGTTCTCGCGCACCACGTCGGTGACGATCGTCTTCATCCCCATGTAGGCGAAGCCGTGGCGCTGGTAGTGGCCGATGCACTCGGCGTGGAAGGGGTAGACGGTCGGGGAGCCGAGCCCGGTCATGCCCATCGGCACGATCCTGTCCTTTACATGGATCGCGGCGAGCCGGCCCGGCTTCAGCACCCGGAGCAGATGTGGCGTCAGGAAGTCCATCTGCCGGAAGAAATGGGCGTTGTTGTCGCTGTGCCCGAAGTCGGCGTAGTTCGGCGAGTACTCGTACTGCGTCGAGAACGGGATGCTGGTCAGGATGAGATCGACGCTGGCATCGGGGAGGCGCTGCGTCTCGAGCACGCAGTCGTTGTTGACCAGGCGCCAGCCTTCGCCCGAGGCCTCGACGCGTTCTACGCCCAGCGCGCGGGTCAGGCTTTCCATCATGGCGGTCTGCGACAACCCGAACTCGCGGATCAGCTCCGTCATCTTCTGCACCATCTCGTCGTGTTGGGACCACTTGCGTTCGAGGTCGGCGCGGATCTCGCGCTCGGCCTCGGTGTAGATCAGGTCGACGCGTACCTGGTGTTGCTGGCCGAAGCGAAGCACCCGATGCAGGGCCTGTATGAAGTCCCTGAACTTGAACCCGATGCCGAGGAAGATCGCCCAGTGGCAGTGCCGCTGCAGATTGCAGCCGGCGCCGAGCATCACGGGTTTCGCGGCGAGCTCCGGGATGCGACCATCGCTGAAGTCGATGACGATCTGTTCTCGTTCGTCGAGGTCCTGCGAACCGTAGACTGTGGCGGCATCCGTCGAGGCTTCGATGGCGGCACGCTCGCTCTCCAAGTCGTGCCACAGGATGCGGTGAGCACCGGGATCCTCGGCGCGCAGCTCCAGCATTTTCGCGATACGGGCATCGATGCTGTCGCGCTTCTCGCGCGATGCATCCACCACGCCCGCGGCCGCGTTGCGGAAGAGGCGGCCCTGCCCGTCGCGTTCCGAGCCGGCGTGGTTGTGGTCGCTCGGCACTTCATGCCACCGCAGGTCCAGTGCCGGCAGCACGTAGCCGTCATCGGAGTACTCGGGCCCGAGGTCCGAGGGCTTCGTGATGAACAGCGCCCAGGATGCGACCCACCGCCAGAACTCCTCGACCTTGTGTGGATGGAGCGTCAGCTCGTCGGCCTTGGTGCTGTCGCGCTTGAAGAAGCGGGTCTTCGCGGCCGAGACATCCATCACGTCGAGATATGCGGCGTAGGCCAGCAGCTCGATGTAGTCGTTCGGGCTGGGCGTCGCAGTGGCCACGAACCGGTAGCGAACCCCATTGGAGCGGATCCGCTCGTTCAGCGTCTTGCCGTCGCCGGCGAAGAGACGCATGAACTCCCGGAAGGTCTTGGTGCCACCGAAGCCGCGCAGGCAGTCGGCCTCGTCAAGGCTCGCCGCGGCGAAGAGGCGAGGATCCAGCTTCCCGTCGCGTACCGTCTCGTAGTTGGTGAGGTAGACGCCGGTGCTGTCGCATTCCTCGATCGAGCGGATGAACCGGGGAGGTTCCTTCCAACCCAGCCGTTCCACGGCGTCGCGGCGGAACTCCTGCCGTACACCGAGCGGGTGGACGATGAGACCGATGCTGTCGGCATGCGCGGCCGCGAGGCGCACCGTTTCCAGCTGCGTCACCGTCTTCTGCAGGCCGAAAGAGGCGAACAGGGCGCGGCGACCACCATGCAGCAGCCACGGCACGATGGCGCGGGCGTGCGCAGGGAGCCGCGGGTTTACGTCGCCGGGCTCGACCTGGAATCCGGTGGCGGGTGACACCGGCACCTTGCTGCGCAGAAAGTCGAGGTAGGCGTCGCTCACCGCAGCGCCTCTGGACTGGATCCGTCCAGCATTTCCCCGGTGCTAGCGCTGAACCGCAGCCCGTGGGCCGGGCAGGTGAGCACGTCACCATCACGGTGCATTGCGTCCACCGGAATGCCGCGGTGTGGGCATGTACCATTGATGAGCCGGCCGCAGCCGCGGGTATGCAGGTCCTTTGCTAGTCCCTCAAGCCATTTCGCGTGCTCGCGCGGGTAAGGGTCCAGTTCGCGCTTGCACTTCATTCGGCGCAGCACCGGTCCCTCGAAGATCACGCGTTCGCCGAAGTTGTTCGGGCACATGATCGGCGTGGCGTAGTAGGCGCCAGTTGTCAGCAGCGTGCCGCCGCGAGTCCATTTGCTGACGCACCGCCTGAACAGCCACGTTGGCGCAAACCGCCAGTCGATATGGAAGTGTGGCCACGGAAACTTCACATGCTCTGCATCGGTGTGCTTCGGGCCGATCACGGGAATCCAGTCGTCGTGGCTGTAGAAATCCTTCGCGTAGACCGCTGGCACAAGGCGGTACTGGCCGACTACTGGCGGCTCCACCACATCGGGGCGCAAGGAGCGGGTCATACCCACACCTGCGGTGTCAGTTTCCCCGGCAGATACAGCGGATGTCCCGGGCTGCCGTCCTTGTTCTGGCGCAGGAAAGACGGCGCACCGCTGACGCCCTCGATCAGCCCGCGGACATGATGGGCCCGCCCGCGATCAGGCCCGGGCTGGCCCCATGCGCAGAGCGTGAGGTCACTGCGCTTCGCCAGCTCGCGGATGTAGTCGTCGTTGTCCGGGCCGACAGGATCTGCGACGTCCCAAAGGCGCTCCGGCTCGGTGGATCGATAGGCATACAGGTTCACCACGACCATCTCGGCGAAGCCCCAGGCCTGGCTGAACGTCTTGCAGCGACGGATGGTGTTGTCGTCCTGCGTGGCGTCGGCCGTGCTGGGATTCAGCATCACCCACAGGACCTGCCGCATGCCGATGAGGCCGAGGCTTCGGCGAAGCGTGTACCGGTACTGTCCGCAGGGGCTGAGGATGGCGTTGCTCATCGCCGAGCCTCCGGCGACGCGATGCCGGGCCGCATCCTCGTGTCTGCGCCGATAAGATTTAGATGCCAGTTCGCGAGCGCGGCCGCGGTGGTGATGATGTGATGGAGTCGCTTGTCGGCATGCTTGGCCGCCACCTCCAGGGGCTCGGGCAGAGAGTCGGAATCACGGGCGTCATCCGCCAGCTTTCCGGAATGCAGTGCCTTGCCAGCTAAGTACCCCACCAACCAAAACCAGTCGGCATCGGTCTTTCCATCGTCGTGTTCCGCCGCCCATCGCTCGCGCTGGTGTGCGGCCTCCAGTTTCACCGCCTCGAGGAAGTCGGCGGTGTGCGGGGTATTGATCAGGCCCTCAAGCCGATCCATCTCGGCGACAATCATCAAGACGAAATCCGTTGGCAGCATCGCTGGCGCGTTGCCTTCAGTCACCCGGCGCCGAAGCACGGCCAAGTTCGCGCGCAGTGTCGGATTCACAGCGCCGTCCTCCGCGCCGCCATCAGCCCGATGACTACCGGCCGCACCCAGATCGGCGTCGCGCCCAGGGCGAAGGTTTCACCGCTCCACGCCAACAGCAGCGTGCGGTAGATCTCGCTGGCGATGGCCTCGGCCGAGTCCGGCGGCACCATGTTTCCGATGTGCTCGCGCCACATGGAGTCGGACTGCCCGTCGAGGACGAAAGCATTCCCCAACGCCGAGTGGTGCGGGTCCGCAGTCCACAGTTCATCCGGATCGATCAGCGACTGCAGCGCCGCCAGTTCCAGAGTCGTGAACGGCCGGTGCCAGGTGTTGTCGAGCGCGCGGATGACAGCGACGCACTTGGTGTTTGCATCGGGCAAACGAGGATCGGCGACGCTGCCGCGGCCGTTGTCGTGGCTCAGCGCGGAGCTGACGGTGCCGCCCGGTTCGTCCCACGGCACGACACCGTAGAACCCGTTGCCATGGTAGGCCTCGCCCTTGGCGGCGCCGCGGTAGCGCGGGTCCGCCACCGAGAGCCAGCCACCTTGCACGCCCTTGCCGCCTGCGATGACGGTTGGTGACGCTTCGTCGGCGCTGACCACCCGCAGGTTGCCGCGACGGTTCTCCCATGCTGGCCGAGGATCGGCGACGGACAGGGCGCCGGAGCCGACACGATCCGAGCCGGTGACCGCGCGCGACGGCCTATCCCATTTCTGCACTCGCAGCTTGCTCTCGTGTGCATTGGGGCCGTGATTGGTGCGGGGATCTGCCACCGCGAGGCCGCTGCCGCTGACCGCACCGCAGCCGGTGATGGTCGGGCTCGCCTGGTTCATCCGTACGACACGAAAGGTGTTCTGAAAGTGAGGTGCGGAATCCACGCCGCGTGGATCGGAAACGGCGTATGGACCTGTACCCACGCTGACGTCCCCTTTCACGCAGGCCGCATGCTGATCCCATGGGCGCACACCGAGCTGAACGGACTTCGGATGACCATCCACGCGTGGATCCGCGACGCTGAACGGCCCGTTGGTGGGTAAGTTCTGCCCTGCCACGGTGCCACTCGGCTGATCCCACCGGCGCACGCCGAACGGTCCGCTGCGGTCGTACGCATCCGGCGCCAGTGCGTAGTCCCGCAGGAAGCCGTTCTCCACGGCCAGCTTCTGGAGGCTGCGCCAGTCCGAGCCGGCCTCCACGAACGCGAGCCGCACCCAGGTCTTCCACTGCAGCGCCGGGACTCGATGCATCGGCCCTGCGCCCGGATCGCCCGGCAGCGGCATCCGGCCGAGGATGTCGCCCACCGCGCGCAGCGGCCGCTTCGGTGGCTCGTAGAGGAAGGGCGGCACCTTCTCGACGTGGCGCGCCACCAGCAGGAAGCGCTTGCGGGATTGCGCGAGGTTGCCGAGTTCGCCGCAGTCGTGCGTGGTCTCGGCGCTGGCGTACCCATAGGCCGAGAGCAACTGCTCGATCTGGTCCAGCAGGTGGCGGCCACGGGTCGCGATGCGCGGCACGTTCTCGAACAGGATGAACTCGACCGGGTCGTCGGCGTAGGCCTCCAGCAGCAGCCACAGGCCGCGCAGAGCCAACTGGTTCAGCGCCTGGTACTTGTCCGTGCGGCTGCGCGCCTCGGGCGTGAGTCCACTGAACCCCTTGCATGGGGCCGACAGGAAGACGACGTTCGGTCGCTCATTGTGGAAGGCGCGGATGATGTCCGCCGGGACCGCCTCGCGCCAATCGGCTGGCGGCGGCCGGCCATGGAAGGCGATGTACTGATCGCGGCTGAAGAGGTCCAGCACCGTGCCCTGCACACCGGCGATACGCGTGAAGTCGCGGATCGCGGAAGCATCGTTGTCGATGCCGCCGATGCAGCGACCCTTCGCCAGCATCTTGCCGACGCGGGCGCTGCCCTTGTTGAACCCCTTGGCACCACCGGCGATGCCGCAGTAGATGTGGCCGTGACGGATTGCGCGAACGTCGAGCATCAGAGGTCACCGTCGTCGTCGATGTCCTGCCCAGCAGGCAGCGCCGCGATGGTGGACATCGCTGGCGGCGTGTAGGGCTTCAGCGGCGGCGTGCTGCGCGCCGCGTATCGCCGCGCGGTGGCTTCATCGCTCAGATTGATCGCGTAGATCGCGCCCTTGCCAAAGAGGCGCGTGTACTCGCCCTCCGGGTGGGGCACGTCGATGCGCACGAAGGTCTCGCCGCCGATGGTCTGCTCGGTCAGTTTGCCCGCGCAGGTGCTGTGGCCGAACAACTCGACCACGGCCCACGCCTCGAACTTCTCATCGCTCATGCAATCTCCTTCTCGGCCAGCGCCTCCGCCAGCCACGGGAATCGTTGGTGGATGCGCTGCTGCAGCCGGTAGCTGCGCGCATGGCGGAAGTGGCCCTGATACGAGGCCCAGCGCGCACGCAGGCCGTCGATGTCGGCGCGGGCGCTGATGCGCGCGCCGCGTACCCAGCGTCGGCCCCATGCTGCGAGCTTCGCGCGGCAATGACCGGCGACACGCCGGCGCACGACCAGGTGCGTCGGGTAGACGATGTAGCCGAGGAAGTCGACGCCGGCCGTGAGAGGCCGCAGCCGCTGGTCGGCCTTCAGCTCGAGCTTCAGTTCGTCACGGAGAAAGGCCTCGATCAGCCCACGGCATTCCTGCAGAAGCGCGTCGTCCCGATGGACCAGGACAAAGTCATCTACGTAGCGGAGGTATCGGACGCGGATCCCTCGCGCTGGTAAGGCGTGCTTGATGAACTGATCGAGGCGGTCGAGGTAGACGTTGGCGAAGAACTGGCTGGAGAGGTTGCCGATCGCGATACCGTGGCCAGCCGGGGCATTCTCCAGGCGCTTGTGCGGCGGCACTGCCTCGCGCTCGGCCGCGGTGCAGGCCCAGCGCACGCCAGTGCGCGCGATCGGCCAGGTCAGCAGCGCGTGGACGGCGCGCTGCAGGGGAAGAGGAAGGCCCGCTCGCTCCATGCGGACCTTGAGAAATTGGTACAGCGTCGGCCGGTGGATGCTGTTGAAGAAGTTCTTGATGTCCAGCTGCAGGTAGTACCCGCCACCTTCACCCGAATGGACCTGCCGCACGAAGCGCTGCAGGCGGCGGACCGCGGCGTGCGTGCCCTTGCCCTTCCGGTTGCTGTAGCTGTCGAAGATAAAATGCGGCTCGTACAGCTTCTCCAGCACGAATACGAGCAGCTGATGGACGACTCTGTCAGCGAAGGCGGGGGCGTGGATCTCGCGCGCCTTGGGCGCGTGAGCAATGAAGCAGGTGGGCGGGGACGGATGCCAGCAGAGGTTCAGCAGCCGTTCTTCCAGTTCGAAGATGCCGTCGAGCCAGAACGCCATGAAGTTCGCCATGTCGGTCGCGGGCTTCTTGCGTCGGCGCGCGCGCCGGAGCGCAGCGCGGAGGGAGCCGAACGTGGGCGGGTCGACACTCACTGGGGGCAACGCCCCGCGCGTGGTAGTGATTCGACTGGTGATTCCGGTTGGAATTGCCGTTGTCGAAGTTGACCGCCCACGCGTACTCCTCGCGGGAGACGCTAGCCCGGGCACTTCGGACCCGGCGGCACAGCCACTGGGGTAGTACCGCTTCGTCATGGATTTGCCCCTGTCGGGGCGGCCCGGGCACTCAGTGTCTGGGCACGCTGCCCGGCCGGTGGCCGGTCATTCTGGCCCGAATTCTTCCGCTCCTCGTTCAGCCACCCTCCGCACCGCTTACCCAGGTCGCGCACGAGGCGCGCGATCATTTCGAACTCGTCGCCACTGCGGAACGCACCGACCTCGCTGGCGTGCTGCATCCGGTCTTTCAACTCGTCGATCTCGTCAGAGAAAGCCTGGACCTGCTGCGTGCGGCGATAGCCCTCCTTCGTGAGGAAGGCCTTGCGCGCCGCGGTGACGACGGCACGAGCGCTTTGCTTCAGCTCGACGCCCACGTCGTACCGATCGGTGCGCGTGAAGCGCTCCTTGACCGCCTGGTAGATGGCAGCCTCGATATGCACCGCGCGCTGCCACAGGTCCGGAAGGTTCTTACGCATCGCTGCTGGTCAGCCCGTTACCGAAGACCGAGGGACTGACTGGGGGCAACGCCCCGCGCGTGGGAGCGAGCCGACTGGCGATGCCGGGCGGAATCGCCGTCGCCGAAGTCGACCGCCCACGCGTACTCCTTCAGATCCTTGGCAGGCGTCCTCGTCCAGTGGTAGCCGTAGGGCCCGCGGAAGTAACGCTGGTCGACGGCCGGGTCGCAGAGTTCGTAGTCGATGATCGAGAGCGTCTGCCGGATGTCCGACAGCTCGAACCGCACCTTGCGTAAGGTGAACGCGTTGAACAGTGCGATAGCTTCGGAGTGCGGCTGCCCGTTCTCGGCATCGCCCAGCACGTGCGTCCAGACGAGGCCTGTCTCCTGGTCCTGCGTGAGGAACCACTCTGCGTCCGGAATCTCCACGTCCGACCCCTGCACCAGGTCGGATGTCACCCGCAGGTAGCGACCGTCGGCGGTGGACAGACGCGCCGGGATGTCGGCCGCGACCTCGATGCTCTGCTGCCCGTCCAGCGCGAGAAGTGCTTCGAGGAGGTTGGCCGCATCGCGCAGGCGCTGCGGGTAGGAAGGCGCCACGGTCCTGACGGCGCCGACTGCTGCGGTGGGGGTGGGTGCCATGGTCACGCCACCTCACCGAGATCCAGGTACTGACTGGGGGCAACGCCCCGCGCGTGGTAGTGATCCGACTGGCGAACCCGGTAGGAATCGCCGTAGTCGAAGTAGACCGCCCACGCGCACTCCTCGGGGTCTTCGGCATCGGTCGTGCGCGTCCAGCTCGACCAGTTCTCGCGGATGTCCGGGAAGTACTCGACCGGTGCGCTGGGCCACAGCGAGCGATCCGACAGCAGCGTCGCTTCCTCGTGCGTGGCCGCCTGGATCGGCACGACGCCGTAGGCCTTGCGCGCGTCCGCCGCGGCGATCGCTTCCTTCCACGGCAACGGCTCGCCGATGGCGTAGGCCTCGAAGATCAGCGTGACCTCGGTGCCGCCGATCTGCCGGCGCACCAGCACAAGTTCGTGCCGGTCGGTGAAGTCGGGCGGCGCGATGACCAGACGGTCATTGCGCAGGATCAGCTTGTCGTAGCGGACGCTCATGGTTTCTCCTCAGGCGGGGTAGGGGCCCGCCGGCGGCGGGTCTGCATCGGGTTCGGGTTCGAAGCCCTCGATTGCGCACGCGGGGCAGTCGCTGTCGACGGGCACGCCGTGCTCGCAGCGAGGCTCGTGGCTTCGGGCGGCGCACATTCAGGGCATCCTCCCGAGTTCGGAGACGACGACGGCGCGGGTGTCGCTGAAGTCGCGCCAGGTGATGGCGGCGAGGGCGCCGACGCCGGCGAGGACGGCGCAGCAGAGGAGGGCTTCGGCAACTTGAGGCGCCAGGCGGACCAGTGCTGACCCGCCGGCCCGACGACGCCCGGAATCCCCTCCAGCAGTCCGCGCTTGTACGCGATCCAGCACGCCTGCTGGCTGATCTGCTCGCAGGGGAAGCCGTCCTTGCTGTAGAGCTTCCACGCGTCGATCCCGCGCGCCTCCACCCGCACCAGGCGCAGCGTCGCGCCGCGCGCCAGCCGGCCGAGAAGTGAAGGCAGGGCCGCGTTGTGGCGCTGTGCCATTCACCGCTTGCCCCCGCGGATGACTTGCATGCGACTGACCAGCTCGCGCCGCGCGCCTTCTCGCCGCAGCGCCTTCATGCAGTCGAACTTGATGCCGGCCAGGCGCAGCTGCTGCGCGAACCACCACGTGGCGCGCTCCTTCTGGTGCTCGGTGCGCAGGTCCGCGCTGAGAAATCCTGCCGCGCGCCGCCTGCGGTACGTGGCCATCAACTCGGCCAGGCGCAGGTCCGCGGACCGCACGGCACCGAACTTCAGGTGGTGGGCACCCGCGTACATCACGCCGCCTTACCGAGATCCAGGTACTGACTGGGGGCAACGCCCCGCGCGTGGCAGCGACCCGACTGGCGACCCCGGCCGGAAAAGCCGCCGCCGAAGTGGACCGCCCACGCGTACTCCTCGCGGGAGAGCGGCGCGCACTTCGTGCTGGTCCATTCCCAGTAGTTCGAGCCGAACCGGAAGAAAGTCTTGTCGATCACCGGCGACCAGAGGTTGTCGTCGATCATCAGCTGCACCTCGAGGCGCGACAGGGATGGCGCGCCCTCGCGCGGCGGCAATCCGCAGATCGACTGCTCGGAGGCGACGCGCATCGCGTCAGGCCAGGGGCCGTAGAACCCTTTCACCGGATCGGCAGCGATGATGATCTGCAGGGCCGGCACGTAGACGCCCTCCCATTTCTTTGCCTTGGTGGGCAGGACGTGTCCGGCCTTCACGCTCTTGGTGTCGACCTTGAACAGTTGCAGCGGCAGGTCCGGCAGGAACAGGGTGGTGGCGGCATTCATGGGCGGCGAAGCTCCTGATAGCGAGTGGCATAGACCTGCTGCAGTCGCGGATCCGCGAAGCGGTTGCAGGCGAGAGGGAAGCGGTACGTGACATCGCGCGCGGCGGTCGCGGTGGCTTCGGCGAGGGCTGCCGCCTCGGTGGTCGCGCCGGTGGTGCCGATGGCCGACAGGCGCAGGCGATGGTTCTCGCGCGGAACGCCGATCACGGTGAGTAGCCCGACGACTCGGCGCGTTCCTTGATCTCGCGCGTGACCTGGGCCGCGAAGGCCGCGGGGTCGAGTCCGCGCAGGGCCGGCTCACTCGCCTGCAGATTGATGATGTCCTGGGCGGTGGGTTCGCGTGGCGCGGCGCCCATTGCCTGCAGCCGCATGTAGTGGGCGATGGCCGCCTGAAGGTGCCACCAGTTCAGGAAGCGGAACAGCAGGGCACGGAAGTACGCGCGGATCACGGTGACTCCTTGGGTTGGGGATCTGTGGCCCCCTTCGAAAGGGTGATGACCTTCTCGATGCGATCGAGCCGCGTGTCGAGCGCGGAGCAGAGCACGGACAGGTTCACCAAGATCATGGCAGTCGCGCTGTCGTCGACGATGAGCGCGATGACCGAGCCGATAAGGCAGGTGAACATGGCCACGAGCATCACGGCTCACCCCTGAAGATGGCCGCGGCTTCGTTCATGCCGGCGATCTTGCCGACCGTGAACACCGAGAAGTACGAGGCGGCGGCGATGATCACGACGCAGGTCCAGTACACGATGGCTCGTGCGCGCTGGCTCACAGCGCCACCTCGGCAGCGGCCAACGCCGCAGCCACGACTGCGCCAGCCTGGCCGAGGATCGTGCCGGACTTGTTGGCAGCGACCACGTCGAAACGCAGCGCCAACATGCGGACCTGCTCACGGGCCGCGCGACCTTCTTCGGTAAGCCACTCCGGCTTTCCGAATCGCGTGTACGTGGCGGTGTTCAGGAGCTGGCCAACAGCGCGCAGCGCTTCCACCAGTTCAGGCGCGTTCTCGATGCGAGCGAGCGCCGCACCGGAAATGACCTGCGCCACGCATCCACCACCGGCGTCACGAATCAGAAACGGGTCTTCGGTGTCGCGCGTCCACGGCCCTGGTGCGTGGCGCCAGTCTTCGGAAGCAACCTCAGTTGCGTCGACCCCGGCGGCGCTCATGCCGCCTCCAGTTCACGCGATTCGCGCAGCGCTGCCTGGGCACTGACGAAGCGCTCCTGCGCGGAGAGGACCATGCGACGCGCCCGGAGGCGCGCGCGTTCCTCGATCTGCGCGGCGAGCGTTTCCGCCTGGCGGAGAGCCACGCCGGACTGAACGACTTCGTCGAGGAGTTCGAAATCCCGCGAGTCGGCAGTGGCGACATCAGCGGGCGTGAGCAGCGTCTTCATCCATCCTCCCGCCGGCGGATACCGGGGCGATGGGCGAAAACTACCAAGGTAGTTAAGGCAAGTCAACTACTAAAGTAGTTATCCCGGCCGCGCGATCCCAGCCGTGCAGACTTGATCGGCATTCAGCGTTTCCTAGATGGCTTCCGTGCGTTGTCGTCGCTGGGCGTTGGAAGACCCAGCATGTTCAGCACCTGAAGATTGGTCAACGTATCGCCGGTATCACTCCGACTTCTTCTTGCGAGACCTTTTTGGGCGTCTCGGATCACGGCGCGCGAGCAACCTCGCAACCCTGTCCTCGACCACCTCCACGATGTCTTGTATTTGTTCTTCATCGAGTCGGGAAATCCGCTCACCCATGCTGTTCACGAGAGCCTGCAAAAGAGGGTAGCCATGGACATGCGTACCGAGTCGCATCTCCAATACCAATTGCTGCTCACGTTCCTTCTGAAGCGCCACCGGGTCAGCGGCATCCAGTAGTTCTTCCACGCTGAGACCGAAGGCCCGTGCGATAGCGTGGATTTTTCGGCTCTCAGCCAAGCCGCCTGTCTCGATCTTCCCAATCAGTTGCTGCGACACGCCGGACCTTCGCGCGAGTTCCTTCTGGCTCCAGCCCTTGGCGTTGCGCAACGTCTTGATGCGATCTTTCAACACGACGGCGAGCCTACAAACGGGGTAGTAACCGGTAAAACAATATTGGTAGTTGCTGGAATAACTACCAAGGTAGTAAAGTCGGTCTTATGGCAAAGACCACCCCGACGATGGCGGCACTCGATCGAGCGATCGAGGCGGCCGGTGGGCAATCGAAGCTCGCGCGCCGGTTGCGCGAGCGCACCAACAGCAAGGTTCGCCAAGGGCACATCTGGGCGTGGCGCCACCGAACCGGCGTCGTGCCAGCGGAGTATGTACTTCCGCTTGAAGACCTCACGGGCGTATCGCGCCACGACGTGCGTCCCGATCTCTACCCGCGCGAAACAGGGACCTAGAGGAATGCAGTTCATGAGCGTGAAGGGTGGCACGGGCAGCTTTCCCCGGCCTTCCCCGAAAAATGGAAGGGTGGGGAATGGCTGAACAGATTGCCCTTTGGCATGACTGCCTGGAGGACGCGATCGGCGCGGCGATCATCTCGCTAGGCGGCCACAAGAAGGTGGCCAAGCTGCTGTGGCCTGTACTCGCGGAGACGAAGCCGGAGACGGCTTCGTCGCGGATCCGGAACTGCCTCAACCCGGAGAAGAACGACAAGCTCTCCCCCGATGAACTGCTCACCATCATGAAGCGCGCGGCCGGCGCTGGTGATCATTCCATCATGAACTACCTCGGCCGCGAGGCGCTTTACGAGGTAACGCCCGTTGCGCCGGCGGACGCTGAGAAGCGCGCGAGGGTCGCGCGTCGCAAGGCGCTACTGGCGGAACTGGCCAGGCTCGAGGACGAGGCTTGAGCGCCGCTCCAGGTCGTCGCCCGCACGACGCTCTTTTGTCGTACCTAGCGAGCGGCCGCGGTGATGAACGCGCTGAACATGCTCATCGCCAGCACGCCCAGGAATGTGAGCAGGAGTGCTGCAGGAATCGAGGCGACTACGAACTTCAGGATCAGCACCACCATCGATCCGAAAGGGATCTTGACGTCGGTGATGATGACTTCGGCTGGTTGCTGGTCCGTCATGGCGAACTCTCTGTTGCTGTTGTTGTGGGCGGCCTCAGGCTACCACGAGGGCGAGTGCGCCTAGGCGAGCGCCCGCCACAGTCGCTGCACCAGCGTCTCGCGGACCAGGTTGTGCGTCCAGCCCATGCTGTTGGCGCTGTCGTTGTGGGCCACGGCGCGCAGCGCCTCGATGTCGCTATCGGTGACGCTGCGGTACACCGCCTGCAGTCCGTCTTCCAACTGCACTTCCGTAAGCCCCGAGTCCAGCAGCTTCGAGTAAGCCGCTATGTACTCGTTGCGCCGCGCAGCCTTCTCGCTGAAGTCGCCCAGGATGTCGATGAACCCAGCCACGGCCACCACGATCCCAGCGCCTGCTGTGACCAGTGGATGGGGATGAATCAGCGTCGCGAGCGCAGCGCTGCCACCCAGCAGCGAGATCACGGCAGCGCCGTACTTGAGCTTGCGATACCAGCGGCGGTGCAATTGGTTCAGGCGAATGGCCTCGCAGATGTCAGCGCGGATTTGCGCACGCGGCCGGGTGGTCATGGCATCACTTCTCCTTGGGTGGCGGCGGCGGCGTGTTCGGCCGGTAGGGCACCTGCGTCTTCACGTCACGTTCTTCGGTCACGGGCGGCTCCTTTGCTGAAGGGTCTTGGTTGTGTGGCAACGACAAGCCTAGCACTGGAGCCGCCCACCTCGACCCATACACAGGCTGCCCGATGAGCGAACTGATCGAGGGGAGTGCGGATGACGCAGGTCGACGAGGCAGCACGGCCCGCGTCGGGACAGCCAACGCCGCGCAGCCTTCGCTCGGCGCTCGCCGATGTTTACTGGCACGAAGCAGCGATCTCCACAACACCGGAGCGCAGGGCGCTGTATCTCGCGCGGTACGAAGCGATACGACAGTCCAGCGCGCCGGCGGCCTGACCTCGGCGGACCATTTCCGGAGCTGGTGCACGTGACGCTTTGCGGCCACAAGTTCCTGCCGGTTGATCCCGCAGAATTCACTGACCGTTCGCGCCCACGCCGCGGCCGCAAGTCCGGGCTGACGGAAGAGCGTGCCGCCGTGTTGGCGGATGCGATCCGTGCCGAGCAGGAGTTCCTCCGCCGGTACGGCACCAAGGTCCTGGCTGGTGAATGGGACGTCAGGCCTGCGACGGTGGCAGGGTGGCGGCAGCAGGTGAGGGTGCGCCTTGCCGCAGAGGCATTGGCCGCGAGGCGCCGCCGATGAGCCACGCTTCGAACACATGGGCCAGGCGCATCGACAACCGCGTCTTCGAACAACAGGACGAAGCCGGCCGGTCGTTCCAGCCGGCGCTGCTGAAGTTCCTGCTGGTGGAACTCGCCGATTGCGAACAAGGGAACACGGGGCTGGTGTTTCCGTCGATCGCACTGCTCGCCGAAAAGACGCTGATCGACCGCAAGGCAGTCCAGGTGTACCTGCGCGAACTCGTACGGCGCGGACTGATCAATGACACCGGCGAAAGGCAGGGACGAACCAAGCAGATTCCGGTGTATCGGCTGGTCGGCTTCGATCCGGATGTCGCCTTCGCGAAACGGCAGATCGATGCGCGCCAACACCGAAACGTCCCCGCGGAAGGGGTCGTTTCCGAGGCCGATGGAAAACGCACCGAAGAGGCTGCGCAAGTCTCTGACGCGCAAGGAGATTTGGACGCTGATACGAGCGCGGATTGGGCTTCCGAAGAAACGACCCCTCCGACGGGATCGTTAGTGGCAGGAACAGCCCCTCAGGAGGGAACGATCCCTTCCAAGGGAACGATCCCTTCCAGCCCTCGAAACGACCCCTTCCAGCCCTCGAAACGACCCCTTCCAAGGGGTACGGAACAGGTTCTTAACGGAGTATCAACCTCCGGAGCGCGCGCGCCTGCGCGTGGACGCGCGCGCGCGACCGAACCCGAGCTGCCGAAGCCGCCGGACCTCGGCGCCATCCGGCGGTGGTGGTGGTCGTCGGTGCTGGGCGCGTTCGACGACGAAGTCGGCACGCGGTTGCCGCAGTACCGCCGCAAGCAGTTGACCGACCTGCCGAGGGCGCTGGCCGACCGCATCGCCCACGCCGCGCTGCCGCTGAGCGAGCGGATGGTGGCGCTGGAACTGGATCGCGGTGCCGGTGTTGCGCGCCGCGGTGAAGCGTTCGAATCGATGTCGGCGGATGCGCGCGCCGAAGCTAGCCGTATCGTCGAGGACTACCTGCAGGCCTGCGCCGCATGAGCGCACCAACGCTGCTGCTCGACGAGGCCGGGCACAACAGCTACGCGAGTCGCTGCGGGCGGTACCGCATCGTGCTGCGGCCGGAAGGGCAGCGCTGGTTCGGGCTCGCGCACTTCTACGGCTTCCTGCTCCACCGTGACATGGGGTCCGTTCGTCAGGCACTACTGAACGACATCGCTGCGTGGTGCGCGAAGCATCGCAACCAGGTGCTGCCACAGATCGTCGAGTTCGAAGCCTGGGCGAGCCACCACTACGGCGTCGACCTCGCGCGCATCGCCGGCGCCGCGGCGCGTCGCGATCGGCTGCGGCAACTGATCCGGGCCGGCGGTGATCGCAACCTCGGCCTCCTGTTCCTGCGCGACCGACCCCCGATGACCATCGGCCAGGTCTACAGCCTGCTGTACGAGAACATCGAGCCGGAGGCGCGCAGCTGATGCGCCTCAGCGAGGATCAACTGCAGGTGCTGCTGAAGCAAGGCTCGGTCAGCGTCGGCCCCGCGCAGGTCGCCATCGTCCCGATCTCATCGCACGCGCCTTCCACGCTGCTGACCGCGCCGCCAATCAGGTTGCGTGGCCACGCCGGCAAGATGAACAAGACCGAGGCCGAGTACGCGCAGCTGCTAGAAGCGCGCCTCTACGCCGGCGACATCCACTGGTACCGGTTCGAAGGCATGAAGCTGCGACTCGCCGACAACACGTTCTTCAACGTCGACTTCGCTGTGCTGATGCCAGACCGCAACCTGCAGTTCCACGAGGTGAAGGGATTCATGCGGGATGACGCAAACGTCAAGATCAAGGTCGCCGCGGAGCAGTACCCATTCGACTTCCACGTCATTCGGAAGGTGAAAGGCCAATGGATCACGTACAAAGTTTGAGGCCCGTGCCAGGTCTCGATGGCTACGCGGTCGACGACGCCGGCAGCTTGTGGTCGCGGGTGCCCAAGAACGGGAAGGGACCGCTGACCGATGCATGGCGCAAGATGGCAGGAACCGCATCGAACCGCGGCCGCTACACCGCCGTGACCTGCAAGCGCCGCCGGCACTTGCTGCATCGACTGGTGGCGCTGGCGTTTCACGGTCCGTGTCCTCCGGGCTTCGAAGTGTCGCACCTCAATGGTGATGGGCGCGACAACCGGCCCTGCAATCTGCGGTACACCAGCCACGCCGAGAACGAGAGCATGAAGGCCCCCCACGGCACGTCGAGCAACGGATCTGGCAACGCCAACGCCAAGCTCACGGATAGCCAGGTCGAGGATATTCGCCGGGCGGCCAAGTCGCGCGGGGTCGGGGCGGCGCTGGCCCGTCAGTACGGAGTCTCGCAGGCAACCATCTCTTTCATTCGCAGCGGCAAGCGGTGGGCGGCATGAGTCAGGCCACAAGCAGCAACGTCATCAACCTGGATGACCGACGGCCGAAGGTGCACGAGCACATGGAGTGCCTGTTCTGCGGCACCAGGCATGTGATGGTGCATGCGGTCAGCCACCACCTGCGCTACTTCCCGTGCCCGGGCTGCGATGAGGTCGCCTCGGTCCCGGAGTGGAGGGTCAACCTCCAATGAGCGGCTGGGAGATGCTGGGGCCCGCGGCGCTGCACCCGGACCCGAAGAAGATCAAGGGCGGCACGCCCACGCTCACGCCCGACGATGTGCGCCTGGCATTGGGCGGCCTCAGCGAGAAGCCGTTCCTCTTTGGCATGGCGGCGTTCCTCGGTCACCGCGGCAGTATGGACAGGGTCGAGGAACTGCTCGGCTACGAGGTGGTCGCGCTGGCCGAACAGGAAGGCTGGGGCAGGGGGCGCGATCGCAACGGGCGCCGCACCGGCGAACTTACGGGCGAGGACATCCACCTGCTGCAACGGATGACGAGCCTGCTGCTGTTCGAGATCATCAGTGCTCGCTCGCGCCACGACACCTACGCCCACGAAGCGGCGCTGCCGTCCGGATCCGCCACAGTGCTGTGTCCAAGCTGCAAAGGCCGCGGGGATATTTCGATTGCCACGCCCGCGAGCGACGTCCGCGACCTCATCGCGCTGGTGGGGGAGGCGGTCGAGCACTTCCGCAACGCCGTGCGTCGTGGGCTGGTGTCGGACCAGCTCGAGGTGCTGCGGGATCGACGACGCGCCGCCCAGCGATCGCTGTCGGCGGCGTTGATGTGGCCAGCGCAAATCGACTGCCGGTTGTGCGGCGGGCGAGGGCGCTTCCTGCTCACCGCGTCACGCCGCGCGCAGATGCTCGGCGTCGCGCGCCGCACCTGGTACCTGCGCTGGGAGGAACGCTACGCGCTGGCACTGGTGATCCCGCAGAGATGGGAGGCCATCGCGGTCGGCCACGTGCGTCGGAAACTTTCCTACGAATAGGGCTTGACCCATCTTGCACACTTTTGTACACTAATTTCTAGCCTGTAGAAGTGTCTCTGCAGAGCGCGAAGCCCCGCCACCGAGCGGGGCTTTTTCGTTTCCGAACCCCCTGGGACTGCGGATGGAGACCGCCGCGGCCCGAACCTGCGGTCCCTGTGTGACCGCCCCTCGCGGGTAGCCGCGAGCTTTCTTTCCCCGGAGAACCCGTGCTGAAACATCAAGCGCCCGCAAGGGCGAGGCCCGCTGCTGCGCGCGTGATATTCGCCGCCGCGCTGCTGGGCTTGTCGTTCGCCCATGCCGAACCGCTGGAACTGACGATCACGGTCGGCGATGACCTCGGCCCATGGAAGGCGCAGAACTGCGTCGGGGAATCGGCCGACGTGCGGAATCTTCCGCCGTGCTTCCAGTTCGTGACGGCCGCGGGCGCGAAGCTGCGGGTGGATCGGGTCGCCTCCGCAACGGTAGCGGGCATCAGCGGCGGGACGCGCGTCGTCTATGCCGGGGCGAACGGCAAGCGAGGCGCGAAGCTCGGCGAGGTGCAGGTCGGTACGAAGGCCTCACCAATCGGCATCACCTGTGACCTGTCCGACCAGGTCACTTCCAGCGGCACCATCTACCGCCGCATCACGGACCCCCGCGTGCCTGAACTGCTGCGCGGCTACATCACGGGGTGTACGCCATGAAGCGCGGTTTGCAGGTCCTGCTGGCCAGCCTGTCGCTGGCCGCGCAACTGGCGCTCGCCGGCACGCTCCATCTCTCGATCAAGCTCACGCCGAGCGGCGGCATCTACGACGAGTTTCGGACCGGAAACGATGGCGTCTCGACAGTCCTGGACTGCACGCCCGCGAGCCTTCCCCAGCTCGCACTGCTGCAGGGTGACGCCTTCTCCAGTTCGGCGCGTGCCCTGTTCTCCGGCAGCGGTGCCGCCACCGCGACGCTCTCCGTCGTGCACGTGTCCGGTGACGACGCTGAAAGCGAAGGCTGGGGTATCAGCGGCGACAACCTGGTCAACGCCGGCAGCGGAACCGGTGGCGGTCAGTTCAGCATCCGCGCGGTTAAGGATGCGACGACCTTCGATTGCGGTCCCTTCAACTGGACCTACACCGCGGCGCCCATGTCGGATACGACGCCGCCTCTGCGCCCGTATGGATTCGCCGCGACGCCGGGTGTCGGTGGTGTGGCGACCTCGTGGGATGCGGTGACCGATGTGCCGGTGGGCGGCCTGGTCAGCGGCGTCGTCCAGTACTGCCTGCAGATGGACCTCGGCGCGTGCACCAACGTGGCCGCCGAAGGGCCGGGCCTGCAGCCGACCTATACGCTGGGCGATCCGTCGAGCCTCTCGCCGACGCTGACCTACAGCGGCGGCAACTTCACGCTGTCGGTGTCCGGCGAGATCGATGGCGTCCCGTCCCGCATTGCGCCGAGTTCGCCCAGCCAGCTGATCGCTGGGCCAGCGTTCATGTCCGGCCGTGTGTTCAACATGGCGGTCGCCGCGAATTACGCGAAGCTGGGCTTCTGCGCGACCTCGGCGACGCTGGCCACGGATGGGTGCTTCGGATCTGGCGGGATTACGTGGCTGACGCTGCACGCGCTGAAGAATCTCGACGGCACGTATATGGTTCAGGCGCGCGCGCGCCTCGCGGGCAACTCCGCGTTCAACGTGCCGGGCGTGTCGGTGGCGGTGCCAAGTGAGCCGTACCTGAAGCTGCAGGAGGTGTCCGCCGGCAACTGGAACTTCTACTACAGCCTGGACGGCGGCCCGTGGATTCTGATCAACGCGACGCCGTATGCCTTCGCCCTGCCGACCAACAAGCGCTGGGCGCCATTCGGTAGTGGCGGACAGGGCGGCACCGCGACCACGACCGGCGAACTGCGCAACGTCAACCTGAACAATCTGCCGCGCCAGTCGTACTTCTTCTCGACTGGCAGCAGCGGAAGCCTGACGGTCAAGGCTGTGGATGGCGCGAGCCAGACGAGCTTCGCCTCGGTGGCGCAAGTTGCCGGACCCGACACGACTCCGCCGCCGCCGAGCGAAGGCCTGCTGTACGACTTCTCGACATTCAACTGCACGCCTGGCGTGCTGACGCCGACGACGCTGGACGCGGTCGGCTTCAAGCACAGCCGGCACAACGGCAAGATCGAGTGCAGCACCGAGCACGCCCGCGGCACCGGCAAGACTTCCCTGAAGCTCACGCTGAAGGCACCGGACTGCTACACCACCTCTGGCGGTGCGAACCCGAACTGCTACGGCACGACCCGCGAGGAGATCTATCCGAACGGCAAGGTCGTCGCGGCCGGCTCCGGTGCGCAAGGCACTCAGTGCAGCAATGACCCGACCCACTTGCGCTGCGTGGGCAACGGGGACGTTGTCGCGATCCACAACGGTGGTGACCTGTGGATGGGCTTCTCCGTCTACCTGACCGAGATCGCGCCGAACGCTGGCGCGGTACTGCTGCAGCTCCAGCAGGGTGGGGATTCGCCTTGCGGGTGGGGACAGCCGATGTGGGCTCACTCGATCAACGCCGGTGGGTTGAACTGGCGCTCGTTCCACCGTCCGTGGGAGACGACCGACGTCTGCGACGACGCCGATCACTTCGGCAGCTTCCAGCAGATCCAGGGCACGTTCGGCTCGATCAACCTCAACGAGTGGACGGACTTCGTCTACCACTTCGTGTTCGACCCATCGGCGCCGCCGAACATCGGCAGCTACACGGTGTGGCAGAACGGTGTGCAGGTCCTGCAGCGTACCAACGTCCAGTTCGGCTACAACATCAACGGCACCAGCATGGACGACATGCTGATCAAGAACGGGTTCTACCACTGGAACCCGAACATCATCGGCCACTACATCGGCTACTTCGGCGAGTACCGCACCGCGCTGCCGGGTGAGGGCAGTTACGAGCTGGTGGCGCCGCGCGGCACGGGCAAGTACTGATGCCCAGCCTGTCGAAACTGCTGCTGAGCGCAGTCCTGCTCGGTGCGCCCGCGGTGTGGGCAGCGGACCCGGCCATCGTGGGGACGCCTGGCGTCGACCACGACAACGCCGCCAGTGTGACTCCCGACAACGGCGCCACCTCGGCTGCCGGCGACACGCAGCTCGTCTACGGAGCTGCGCGCCCGAACGCATCGCGCGTCATCGCTGTGGATGGCAGCCACACGCTGGTGAACCAGCGGCCGAACTCGACCACCACGGGCGCGACCTACGCGCACGCCATGTGGTCGAAGTCCGCCGGTGTGGCGGTCGCCGATCCTACGGTGAGCTGTACCGGTTGCACCTCAGGCGACACGGTATCGGCCATTGCCACGGTGGTTTCGGGCCTCGACGTCGGTGGCACGCTCGTGCATGCGGTGAACGATGGGACCAACTCGTCCACAACCAGCGGTTCGGATCAGGTCGCCAACACGCCGGGACTGACGATCACGAACGACCGCACCTTCATCGTCATGAACTGCCATTTCCCTGGCACGAGCACCGGAGTGTCGTACAGCGTCGCCGGGTTCACTTCGACGCTCGCCGGCGGGGCGGGCTCAACAACCCTCGGCAACGACATGACGGTGGCCCAGTTCACCAAGTATCAAGCCGTCGCTGCGAATCTTCCGGCCGGGACCATCACTTATCAGGGCGCGGGCAGCCCACTGCTGTCGGCCTGCATCGTGCAGGCATTCAACGCAGCGCCGATCCCTCCGGACTTCTCGGGAACGATTCCGACGCAGGCCCTCACCAAGGGCACTGCCATGACGACGCTGAATACCGCGTCGTACTTCACGGGGTCGCCGACGAGCTATGCCATCGGAAGTTGCACGTTGCCTGGCGGCCTGTCGTTCAACACCAGCACCGGTGCGCTCACCGGCACGCCGACGACCCCGGTGGGCGCCACGGGGTGCGTAGTCACAGCGACCAACGGTGCAGGCAGCGACGTCAGCAACGCCTTCAACATCACGATCGCGGCGCCTGCCGACAAGCTGTTCCTTACGCTGGGGTCGATCAGCAACCCATCGTGGATCATCGACTGGAACGCCGACCCGGACAATACGGACATTGCCGTCGGCGACATCCTCGAGGTGCCGACCATCACGTGGCCATCTTCGTACGCGCTGAACTGGTATTCGGGCGGACGCTTCTGCTACCCGTGGAACGGCACGCTGTGCACCGGCGGCGATGAGTCGCGACAGCTGATCCAGTTCGATCACTGGCGAACTGCCACGAGCGCGTGGACGGTCGCTGACGACAAGGTTTGGGTGGACGATCCGGGCATAAGGTGTGACTTCGAGGCCTATCCGGTCATCAAGGGTTACAAGATCGGCACGGCCCAAGACTTGATCGACTACGGCGGCACTCCGGAGGATCCGGTGTGCCGGCATCTCCTGGGCGATGCGCTGACGCTCACAACTGCGAGCGGCACTCCGCCGGCCGGCGTAGGAATTACCGGCCTGGTGCAGGACGAGGACGGCACGAGCACGGAGAACGAGGCGGGTGCTGCACTCACGATGCGCCTGACGTCGAACGTGTCCGGCATCGAGTTGGACGTGCCGAGCATCCTGTATCCCCTCAACACACTGACGCGTCCGAACTGTCTGGCATCGTCCATGACCGGGGCGGACTGCGCGCTGCTCGCGCCCTGGCTGAACACGCAGGCGACGTTCTCCTGCCGACGCCTGACGCCGCAAGACCGCGTCGTCGCGCAGGCCCAGGCTGCCGGTGACGAAGCCGAACCTTTCAGCGACTTCGACATCACGGTCGCCAAGCACTGCCCATACCTCGACGGGGTGATCCAGTGATTGAAGTGCCACTCGACGGCCAGCTCTCGCGCACGGTCATCTTCCAGAACCCTGACCTCAGCGGGGAACTGCTGGATCCGACCGGCGATGTCGATTACTGGATCTACGGTCCGGGCAACGCCGCGGCCATCAAGACAGGTACGCTCACGAAAAACACCGCCGACGGGGATGACGGGATTTTCTTCCTGAACATTCCAGCTTCTGCGGCCAATGGGTTCGCTGCTGGCAGCATGTATACGCTCATGGTCGGAGCGCAGGTCGGCATCGGTGCGTACCGACGCGAAGTGCTGGACACGATTCGCGTCATCGCTGCGGCCCCGCCGACGGCCGCCGATGTTGCGACCGCAGTGTGGGGCGCTGTCGCGCGCACGCTCACGGCGAACCCGGGCCTTGATGCAGCGGGTGTACGCGCTGCAGTGGGCTTGGCCGCGGCGAACACCGACACGCAGCTCGCGGCCATCGGCGGCAAGACTGCCGGCCTTCCGGCCGATACGGCCGCGGTACTGGCGGCGATCCTCGAAGACACGGCTGTCATCGGTGCGCTGGGCGCAGGCCTCAGCAACGTGCCGTGGAATACGGCGTGGGCCGCGCCGATCAAGGCGCAGATCGATGCGGCGCTGGCAACGGACGTGATTGCAGACTCGGTGCCTGCGGTCGGCGCTCGGCCGACGGTGAAGCAGGCTCTCTACGTGCTCGTGCAGTTCATGCTGGAGCGTGCTCGCGAGGGCACCACCATGACCGTGTACAAGCCCGACGGCGAGACGCCGCTCATGACCCTCACCATGGACGACGGGGGCAATCCGACCGCGATCGGCAGGGCGACGTAGTGTCGAGCGCGCTGATTACGCTGGGCCTGGGCGAGGCCGACGCGGGCAAGTCGCTGTTGCTGTTCGGTCTGGCACCCGATACACCCGACTCGCCTTATGTGCCTGCAACCGACGTGGTCGGGTTGGGCAAGGACGCTGCAATAGCAGCGGTCATCGCCGATGGCTTCGTTCCGAACCCACGCGAGGACTACTCGTCCGTCGTTGCCAAGGGTGTGGTCATCAGGCAGTTCCCGCATGCGGGCGTGGACACGTCGCCCGGCGCAATGATCGCGTTCTGGGTGTCGCTGGGCCCGCCTGCCGAGGTGATCGTGTCCGACGCTCCGGAGAGGGAGTTCACCGTCCGCAGCGTTGGAAAGGTGCGGTGGTGATCGACACGCGTATCGATGCCAGCGCTCTCGTGCGGCGCATGACTGAGCTGGAGAAGCGGCAGCTCCCTTTCGCCTTGGCCCAGGCGTTGAACGATACTGCGTTCGAAGTTCGGCAGGGTTGGCAGGACGAGATGTCGCGTGTGTTCGATCGGCCGACGCCGACGACGCTGCGGGCGGTGGTCTACGAGAAGGCGACCAAGGAGACGCTGGTTGCACAGGTCGCCCTGAAGGGATCGCCTGGTGTTGGCAAGTTTGTGGACCCGCGGTTCGGGACACCGGCCTACGCCAGTGACTTTGCCGGCTTCCAGATCCCACCCGTGAAGTACCTGCAGTGGCAGGTCCGGGGCGGAGCGCGCCGGCCGAAGCGCAGCGAGGTGCTGCTGCGTAACGCACATGTCATTGGGCCAAACGATTTCATCGTGCCCAGCATTACCGCTGATCTCGATGAGTTCGGAGGACTGAAGCGCGGCGTCATTCAAACCGTGCTGTCGGACCTGCAGGCTACGTTCGATCCCTTAGCGCGGAGCACCTCGGAAAGTCGCCGCAAGCGCTCACGGCGCAAGGACGTGAGCAGGCGCGCGCGGTACTTCGTCGGTGGCAAGGGCAGAGCCAAACACTTACCGAGAGGCATCTTCGAGTCGGTGCGTACAGCGTCCGGGTGGATGCTCAACATGGTGATGGCCATCGTGCGCCAGCCGCAGTATCAGCCGACCTACGACGTCTTCTCGATGGCGCAGCGAATCTGGGATCAGCGCTTTCCCGCCAACTTCGCAGCGCACATGAAGCGCGCGATGAGGTCGGCGCGATGATGGGAAATGTGCCCAGTCAGTTACTGACCGGCAACGCACGAACTTGGTGCGCAGTTATTGCCGATGCAGGAAGTCCGGGGGCCCCTGAGTGCTGCGGCGCCACCACGGGTAATTCGGACCCCGGTTTCTCACAGATTTCGGGGCTCTAGGTGCTCCACCACAGTTGCTGTTCTGACAGGGATTTCTCGGGGAATCCCGTTGGGCAGGCTGAGCACGGGCAATGCGATGGGCGAAGTTACGACATTCCAGGCGGGATGGTCCATCTCCCGCCTCGCGGATGAGTTCGGACTCGACCGCCGAACCGTAGCCAAGCGGCTGCGAGACGCGCACGTGCAGCCGTGCGGGAAGCGCGGTGGCAGCGATGTATACCGTCTCGCCGACGCGGCGCCGGCGCTTGTCGATCGCGCGCTCGCGGATCCGGAACAGCAGCAGAAGAATCCGCGCGACCTCCCGCCGATGGAGCGTCGCGCGTTCTACCAGTCGGAGAACGAGCGCCTCAAGGTCGAGGTGTCGACGGGTGCGCTGATCCCTGCGCCCGAGGTTGAGGCCGACTACGCCGCGCTTGTGAAGGTCGTCGCGCAGTTCTTCGACACGCTGCCCGACGTGCTGGAGCGCGATGCGGGACTGACCGGTGAGCAGGTCGAGCGCGTGCAAGAGGCCTGCGATCGGGTTCGCCAGGCGATATACGAGAAGGTCGTCAGCGACGATGTACGCGACAGCGGGTGAGGTTCGGCGGGATACCGCCGAGATGCTCCGCCCGCCGCGGCGGCTGCGAGTAAGCGAGGGCGCTGCGGTCCTGCAGATTGCCAACCCGTCAGGCAGCTTCGGGCCCTGGTCGCCGGACGTCACGCCGTACATGGTTGAGCCGCTCGACCTTACGGCGAGCCGCCGATACGAAGCGATCGTGTTCGTCGGGCCGGCACGCTCCGGCAAGACGGTTTCACTCGTCGATGGCCGCCTGGCGTACACGGTGACCTGCGATCCGGCTGACACGATGATCGTGCAGACGAATCAGACCGAGGCCGAGAAGTTCAGCAAGCTGCGGATCGCACGCGCCATCAAGGCGAGCCCCGAACTGCTGTCGCGGATAAGTCCACGTGCGCACGATGACAACGTGCTGCTGAAGTTCTTCCGCAGCGGCATGAGCCTGCAGTTCGGCTGGCCATCTCTGTCGGTCGCGTCGGGCAAGGACCTGCGTGTGGTCCTGATGACCGATGTCGACAACTTCACCGGCGACATGTCGATCGATGAGGCCTTCGGGATGTTCCTGAAGCGCATTCAGACCTTCATGTCCGCCGGCATCCTGGTGGCCGAGAGCTCTCCGGCGCGCGACTACGCGGACGGGAAGTGGCGCGCCTCGAGCGCGCACGCGGCGCCGCCGGCGCCGGGCATCGCTTCGCTCTACATGCGCGGCGATCGGCGGCGATGGTATTGGCCGTGTCCCGAGTGCAAGCAGTACTTCCAGGCGGCGCCCGGTCTGGACGGGTTTCAGCTGCCGCCGTGGAAGGAACTGCTGGAGCGCGTAGTGGCTGAGGACGTGCTCGTGATGGCACGCAAGTTCGCGCTCCTGTTCTGTCCGCACTGCTCGGTTGGCCTGGAGCATCGATGGAAGCGGCAGATGAATCGGGCTGGCCGCTGGGCCGGAGATGGACAGGCTGTGAATGAAGACGGAACAGTCTCCGGCAAGTTGGTGGAGTCGAGCACGGCGAGCTTCTGGCTCGGCGGTGTTGCCGCGGCATACCAGACTTGGACGTCGCTGGTGGAGCGACACCTGCAGGCGGTGCGGACCTTCGCCATGACTGGCGAGGAGAAGCCACTGCGCACGACGACGAACATCGACCAGGCTCTCCCATACCTGCCGATGGCAGCTCGCTCGGAAGGCGATCCGACAGGACTTGAGGCGCGCGCAGAGCAGTGGGCACCGGGCACCGTGCCGGAGGGCGTGCGCTTCCTCACCGGCCAGGTGGACGTGCAGGCGAACCGCTTCGTCGTGCTGATTTACGGCTGGGGTCCATCGCCGATCGGCGGCCTCGAGCGCTGGGTGGTGGACTGGTTCAGCCTGAAGTCCTCCCGGCGCGAGGATGGCCATGGCGGCTACTTCCCGCTGGATCCGCCGAAGTACATCGAGGACTGGGACCGGCTGATCGAGAAGGTCATCACACGGCGCTATGCGTTGTGTGACCACTCCGGCCGGACGCTGCCGGTGCGCGCCGCCGCCATCGATTGGGGCGGTAAGTCCGGCACGTCACAGCGCGCCCTGGAGTTCTGGCGGAAGCTGCGCGCGCAGCGCCTGCACTGGCGAGTCCGTCTCACCAAGGGCGATGGCCGCGCGGGCACGCCACTGATTCGCGAGACGAACCCCGACGCGCGTAAGCGCGAGGATCGCAAGTCAGGGGCGATCGGCGACGTGCCGCAGCTGCTGATGAACGTCAACCGGATCAAGGACACGGTCGGCGCGAACATCGCGCGTGAGGACCGCGGCCCCGGCTTCTTTCACTTTCCGTCCTGGCTGCCGACTGCGTTCTACGAAGAGCTCACGGCGGAAACCCGGACCGACAACGGATGGGTGAATCTCGCTCATCGGCGCAACGAAGCACTCGACCTCACGGTGCAGGCAGACGCGCTGTCGCTGTGGCTGCGCTTCGGATCGATCAACTGGTCTTCGCCGCCCACATGGGCCGCGGAGTGGGACAAGAACCCCGAGGTGCTGCTAGGCGAGGAATCGCCGAAGCCCGCCCCTCGGCCGACGCGGCGCCGCGTGGTGCGCAGCAAGTACCTGAGGGGATGATGGCGATCACGCAGGCCGATATCGACAAGCTCAACAGGGCTATCTTGAGCGGTCACCGCTCCGTGCAGTACCGGGATCGAACGGTCTCCTACCAAAGCACGCAGGACATGATCGAGGCGCGCGACCGGTTCCAGAAGGAACTCGATGCCTCGCAGGGCAAGCGCCGGCGCCGCACGTTCCGCGCATACCAGTCCGGAAGCGGCTACTGATGTCCGACGGATTCACGCTGCCGGCTGCGTCCGCCCAGAACCCGGACTATCGCGCCGGCAGCGTCGGTCGGAGGTTGCGCACGTGGCGGGTCGGATCGCCCGGTCCGAACACGGTCAACGTCACTTCGCTGGGCACGATTCGCAACCGTGCGCGCGACGCGGCGCGGAATGACCCGTGGGCGGGCGCGCTCCTGGACCGGTTGGACTCGAACGGTATCGGCGTCGGCATCCAGGCAAAGATGGTCAATGGCGACGCGGACCTGAAAAAGCAGGTGAGCGCGCTCTGGAATGCATCGTGGTCGGAGCTCGATGCCGATGGCGTGCTGGACTTCGGAGGGCTGCAATACCTCGCGTGGCATGAATGGGCCGAGGTGGGTGAAGTGTTCGCGCGCCTGCGTCCACGCCGGGAGTCGGACGGCCTGCAGGTGCCATTGCAGGTGCAGTTGATCGAGGCCGAGCAGTGTCCCGCCGACCTGTACCGACAGTCTCCGAACGGCAACCCGATCCGCGCCGGAATCGAGTTCAATGCGATCGGCAAACGGCTCGCTTACTGGATGTATCCGCATCACCCGGGTGACGGGCATCAGTGGAACGAGAGCAACGAGCTGCGAAGGATTCCGGCTGAGGAGGTGATCCACCTCTATCGGCCGACGCGCGCGGGCCAGCTGCGCGGCATCCCGGATTGGGCCTCGGTCATGGTCCGGATGTTCCACGTGGACAGCCTGGACGACGCGGTGCTTGAGCGGCAGAAGATCGCCAACCTGTTCGCGGGCTTCTACACGCAGACGCCGGGTCCGGAGGATCCGAACAGCCCGAACGAGGGCGCGACGACTGACACGGATGCGGACGGTACGCCGCTGGTCGGGCTGGAGCCGGGCACGATGCAGGAACTGCCACCGGGCATGGAGGCGCATTTTTCGCAGCCGCCGGCACCTGGCAACGACTACGGCGATTTCCTGAGAGGGCACCTGCAGGCGATTGCGGCGCGCGTGGGCGTGCCCTACGAAGTGCTGACGGGCGACCTGCGCAACGTCTCTGACCGGGCGCTTCGCCTGATCCTGAACGAGTTCCGTCGCGGGCTCGAGATGCGCCAATGGCTCTTCTTCATCCCGCAGTTCTGCCAGCGAATCAGGATCGCCTGGTTCGATCGGGCCGTCCTTTCGAGCGCGCTCGACGTGGCCGACTATGCCACGCAGCGCGCTGAGCTAACGCAAACGCTGTGGGTGCCGCAGGGATGGCCATACAGCCACCCGGTGCAGGACGTTGCCTCGGAC